GCCACACCGGTCAGCTCCGCGGCCGCGACACAACCGGCCGTCGGTGCCGCCGGGGCGCCCGCCCCGAGGGATGTCATGGGGCTCTCTGTGGCCCCGATCGGGACCATACCGCCGCCGAACATCAGCTTGAACGACTTGCGGATCTTCTTCCACTTCATGGCGCCGTCGTCGTTGGCGCCGCCACCTGTCAATGCCGACATGGTTACACTCCTGTGGTTGTTGGTTCAGTCATGCGCCACGCGGGCGCGGTTCTCACGGGCGCGGACTACGCGGCCTCAGCGGTCGCGTCGAGATCGGTCAGGACACCGTTGGCGATCGGCGCGCGGATGCAGGTCTGGCCGCGCCAGTACCAGGCCGCCTGATAGGCCGTACGCCCCTTGATCCGGTCGAGGTACGACCCGTCCTTGTCCATCCACTTGCCCTTGTCGTTCTGATAGACATCGATCGTGCTCATGTTCAGCACGTACACGCGGTCGTCCGGCAACTGGTAGTCGACGACCCAGGGCGCATCGAGACCGTCGAACACGATCCCGCGGGCCCAGCCGTTGAGCATTTCGTCGCGGGCGTTGTAGCGCCGGTTGCCCTTGAGGTCGGTGATCAACTGGTTGCGCAGTGCGGAGCCAGACAGGATCAGCATGTTCGAGAAGTCGACCGGGCTGTCGGCCTTAATCGCGTCGACCAGCTCGGCGATCATCTCGAAGGTCAGGCGGCGCCCGGTTCCCGGTGCGTCTGTGTTGTTATGCACGTGGGCCCGGTACCAGTCGTTGGCGTCGAGAGACCGGTCGATCTCGCCCACTTGGGCGATCCCGGTCGGCGGGTTGGCGTCGCTGACCAGGGCGGGCAGGCCGAAGATCGCGTCGTTCCAGGATCCGGCGCGGTAGACGCCGTAGTCCTCCGGGTTGGCGTTCACGTCGGCGCCGCTGCCGTCGGCGAACTGCTTCGAGTTGTCGAAGGTCAGCGTCTTGGTGCCGCGGGCGACGTTGATGCGCGCCCCGCGCACGCCGCCCGGTCCGACCTGGCCGGTCGCCCGGAGCAGCACGTCGACGATCATCCCCTTGCGCACGCCGCGGATCGTGTCGACGACGACGCTCGTGGCCGCCGCCGAACTCGCCGGGCTGGCGATCAGACCCGAACCGTCGGAGTTGAGCAGATCGAAGTTAAAGTCGCGCCGTTGCGACATCAGCTTCGATTTGATCGTGCGGTCGATCGGGTTGTACTCGGCCGCTTCGTACCCCTTGCCCTGGGCGTCGTCGATCACTGACGCGAGCCACTCGGCCGTGAGGTTCATCTCCTTGTAGGTCAGGTAGCCGCGTTCCGGCACGATCGAGCCGGCCTCAACGAGGAACCCTTCCGACGAATAGCCGTACCCGGCGCCGCTGCTCGATTCGATGTCGAACGAGATCTTCTGGCCGGGTGCGACAGTCTCGAACTTCGGCTTGGCCGTCTGCAGGAAGATCGACCCGATCGCGTACGCCCGCTCCCCGTACTTCTGGTAACGGATGCGAAACGCATTATCCAATGTGCTTTTGGTGGTAAGAGCCATGACTTCGGCTTCTCCTGTGTGCAAGAAGTCCGAAGCCCTGGAGTGCTTCGGCGGGTTTATAGGCCCACGCGCAGCCTGCGGTTCCAATGTCCACAAGAGGCGCGTATTCCGGGCTGATCAGGCCCGGTGGGCGTTTCGATTACGTCAGCTTCGTTTCCCTGCCATTTTACGTCTGAGGGTGGCGTCCTCGCGGTCGAGATCGGCCTGGGTCGGGAAGCGCAGGTTCGATTCGGCGTAGTGAACGCCGTGATCCTCCGGCTTTGGGTCGAACAGGATCCGATGTTCCGTCCGTTCGTCGTCGCCCTCGTCGACGCCGTCATCGTCGCGGGTCAGTCCCGCAGCGGCGCCCACATCGCGGTTCGCCTTGAGGCGCCGCTCTAGTTCCTTCTCATTGGCCGGTTTGATCCCGGCCTCTTTCATCACGGCCGCCGCGATCCCGGTCAGCTCACGCTGCAGGGTCTTGGGATCCGCCGTGGCCAGGTCCGCCCGGTCGCGCACGCGGGTCAGGATCTCGGCGTTGACCGATTCCTTCTGCCACGCCGGCGCCGAGGTGCCCCAGCTTTCATTGACCGCCCCGGTCGCCGCCGCCAGGGCGTTCTCGATCTCTGAGCGGGCTTCCCGCCGCGCCGTCAGCGCATCGAACATCTGCTGGGCCTGGGCGGCCGTCAGGGGCGTGTTGGGATCCACGTCCGCGGGCTTCGTCTTGGCCGCGTCGGCTTTGGCTTTCTCCTCCTGCTCCCTGTGCTTCTTGGCCCGTTCGACCAGCTCGTCGGGCTTGAGCCCCGACTGCTTGATCGCCGCGAGCGCCTTGCGATCGTCCTCACTCACCGCTTCGGGCTCGTCGTCACCGTCGTCGTCCTCGTCCAGCTCGTCCGGTTCCCACTCGTGCCCGCCCTTGGCAAAGCTCAGGCCCCGGCCCAGGAACCACACCACCGCAATCGCCAGCCACCACATTGTCACCGTCGTTCTCCTTGAGTTACCCGACGCCCCGCGGGGTCAATACCGGCGCAGCCGTCCCGCTGCCCGTCGCCGGCGGGGGCGTCCCGTTCACCATGCCCGGCGGCGCGCCCGCGCCGACCGGCGGTCCCTGTTCTCCGCTCTGTCCGCCCATCGTCTGGGCGATCGACTGGGCCAGGGCCGCCTGTGCGTCCGCCGGCCAGGTCGAGATCTGCTCGATGATCTGCTCGGGCTCCAGTTGCTGCTCGCCCGTCGTCGCACTGGCCGCCGCCTGCATCTGTTTGGCCGCCTGCTGCGTGCGCACCTCGAACTCGGCCGCGTTGGTCAGGTGCGCGTAGATGTGCTTGCGGAATCGCTCCTCGATCGCTGGCTTCTTCTTGGCCGCCGCGCGGTACGCCGCCGTCGTCGTGAAGCGCATGTGCTCTTCTATGTGCACCGCGTTGTGATCGCCGTAGTTGACGGCAAAATCCTTCGTCTCTTCGAGAAGTCGCCGGTTCTCGATCGCCGCCAGCTCACGGGCTTCAGTCTCGCGGTCCGCCGCGTGGGCCGGCAGGGCGTCGCCGAGCCACCGCTTGACCTGGAGCACATCCTCTGGCTTCTCCGGCGACAGGTAGCCCAGTTGCGTCAGCTCGCTCACCCGGTCGATCACGTTGTCCACGTTGGGCATGATCACCACGTCGACATCGAACTCCTGGACCCCGCGCTCGGGATCCTTACGGAGCAGGCTGTCGCCCTTGAAGGTCATCACGCGGTTCTCGCTGTTCGCCCCGCCGATCTGGACCGTGCGCTCTTCGTCGACGTACTGGTGAAACAGGGCCAGGGACTGGATCGCCGCCTCCGACAGGGCGGTCTCGATCAGCCGGCGGGTCACGGAGTTGCCGACCTGGTCCATCTGGCGCATCGCCGCGGCGTGACGGCCGCTCTGCTGGGCCGACTCCGCCTTGCCCAGGCTGGAATCGTGCACGCCGGCGACATCCTGCATTGCCATTTGATACAGCTCGTGCAGCTCGCGCACGTCGCGCGGCGTCGGGGGCATGGTCAGGGGCTTGATCTTGTCTGGGTCGGTGACGGTCAGCACCCTCATAAACCGGTCGAAGTCGTCGTCGTTGAACCCCTTATCCGCGCTGAGCCACTTGGGGATCTGCGTCAGCTCGACGCTCGCCTGCCACACGCTGAGGTTGCGGTTGAGGGCCGCCTGGGCGCTCATGGCCATGCCGATCGTCGCCGGCGGGCGTACGCTGGCCGAGGGCATATCCTGCAGGGGGATCAGCGGGATCCGCTTGTGGACATAGGGGTGCGGGCCCTTGTGCAGCTCCGTCGACTGACAGACCACGCCATAGAACCCATCCATGAGCCATGGGCGGCGCGGGCGCCACATCTCGTGCACCAGGACCATCTCGCGGTTGGCGATCTCGTCGACCGTGCTCTGCTCGCCCGTCTGGGCGTCCGCGGCGTACTCGCCGTACTGGAGGCTCAGATCCTGAGCGTACTCGTCGTTGTCGTTGCCGGGCTTGATCCCCTTCAGCTTGTCGTCGCCGTACTTGTGGCGCATCCACTCCATCGCTCGCCAGGTTGAGACGATCACCCAGTCGGCGGTGCGGATGTTCTTGCAGCCGGCGGGCTCGGTCACGTCGAAGCCGGTCGGGAAGCGCCAGTTCACATCGCCGGCGGGCACGGTGATCTCACCGTTGGGCCCCGTCTTGAGCGCCTGGGGCGTGCGGCCGAGCCGCTCCGCAGTGTGCGTACGGAACGACTCGGCCTTCTCGCGCGTCGTATCGTCGTCCCCGTCGGCGTCGGGGCTGAAAGTCGTCGGGTCGCCGGCGTCGAGATCCCACTCGGGCATCACGTAGACCACGCCGGCGCACTTGAGGTGGAAGAGCACCCAGGTCAGCCGGTGATCGATCGAGTCGGGCCCGCGGTACAGTAGGTACTTGAGCAGATCGGTCTGGATCCGGGCCGCCGAGATGTCGTCGTCCTCGGTGGTCCGCGGCTTGGCCATCATGGTGACGCCCGAGCCGAGCAGCATGGCCACGGACTGGACCACCAGGCCGCGGAGGCGGTTGACCTCGATCGGCCGGCGGTGCTGCATGGGCACGGGCCCGCACAGCTCCTCATCTTCGAGCCGCGTGTAGGTTCCGGTGTCGTCGTACTGCGCCCGCTGATCACCCTGGACCCACGCGAGTTGCTTGGCCGTACGGGCTTCCCAGGCCAGGCGTCGCCGCTTGCCGGCTTCATACTGCTCTTCGACGAACGCCACGAACTGATCGGACGGCGGGTTGCGCCAGTCGATCTCCCACGCGGCTTTCGTGTTTCCTGTCTGGTTTGCTGTGGTCATCAGAGCGGTTTCTGGTAACGGCGGACCGCGGCGTGGACGTACGCTCCGGCCATGTCACCTTCCGGGAGGAAGCCGAACACGGCGCCCGACCCGAGTTGTTCATCCGTGTAGATGAGCGTCTGCCGGTAGGGCGTACACTTCTTGAGGCTCACGGCGTCGAGCACGACTGCCCCTGCCGCCTCGTATTCGATCTGGGCGTTGTCCGCAGCTTCGAGCAGCGGCACGTTCGGCAGGTAGGACGCGATCACCGTGGCCGGCAGGGCCGGCATGGCGCTGACTTTGAGCAGCTTCATCCGCTCCTGGGGGAGCGACGCACTGTAAATCCACGCCCCGAGCAGGAAGGTCTGCGGCGCTGTGTTCACATCGACCGTGTGCAGGTAGCCGCCCGCGGTGATCTCCGCGATCGTCTGGCTCAGCCGGGTTGTGTTCAGCCCGACATGGGTCGCACCGGTAGACAAGGTCCAGTCGACGGCGTTCCAGTTCGTCGCGTCAGGAAAGTCCTCGTCGGTGATCAACTCCGTCCCAAGATCAGCCCCGGCGGACGAAGCCACGACGGTAGAGACCGCCGGCACCGCCGACCGCTGTTCCGGGTCGATCGAGGCGCACCGATACGCCTGGACCGTCAGATCCAGCGCGAGCGTCGTCAGGTTGCCGAACACGCTGA